TGGTTAAGCTTTGGTTACTGAAGAGGCTTACAGCTGCGTTCCCATTTAGTGGAACTGTTACTGCTGGCCCGCGCTGAGGATAAGGAAGACAGGACGTGAAGTAGTCGTGGAATTTGTTGACTGGTAAGCATCTTCCGCCGCTTATTGCATTCTTTAGATTTTCTTCTATTTGTTCTTCTTTTTTGCTGTCTGTGTATACCCTATTTTCGTCTTTGCTACTGAAGACTGCCGCATTGTCTACATTTTCGTCCCTAAAAAATTCGTTCCAAATCATTGTGTATGCTCTGATTGGTAGTGCATTTACTTTGAAAACCATTTTAACTTTCGTTGGGATTCCCATGTAGTCCAGTATTGAGCCTTCATATGGTTTAGGGTCATTTGTTGACCCTTGGATTTCGATTTGTGGTACACTATACTCTTTTTTTGGCATCCATGGTGTTTCTTCTACTTCTCCCATGAATTGTTTGAAGTTGTCCCACAAAATTCTGTTGGGACAGTAGAAATAGTAGAAGTCGATAAATGCATCGTCCATTACCGGGTACTTCGGTGTGGTCATGCGGATGATAGCCGATGTATCCACGTTGAAAGTATCGCCCGGTAATACCTCGTCAACGTAAAATGGAATCAGCTTGCCAGAGTCGAACGTTGTTAAAATCGTCTGGTCACGGTTGAATCGCGTTCGGCTCGCTCTCATTTCTGGAATTTGATTGAAGTGCCGTTCATTGTTTCGATTCATTCTTCGCCATCCTTTGCTTTAGATTCTTCTTTAGGCTCTTCTGCCGCCTTTTTTTGCAGTTCTTCAAGCTTCATGACGTTTGCTTGCGCGGTCGCCACCATGCGGTGATACTCATGGATGTTTTGCGGGAATTCCGTAATATCTGTGTACGTATCGTTTAATGCTCCTTCTGACAGGCTTTTCAGAAACTGCGGGTCAAAACTTGCTTTTCGGACGATGTTTTTGATATCACATTCGTCCGAATAGCTTTCAATTTCCTGTTGGATGTCGATTGGCGCAGTTTCTTTCAGTACTTCTTGCCCTTTTTCGTCCTTTGTCCAGACGTATTGTTTTTGGAATTTTTCGCCTGATTTGGAAAAGAAGGGCTTTCGCCCTTCTTCGTATCGTTTATTCATGCGGCTTGCCCTCCCAAACTTTCTCCTTGTCGTTGACAAATTCGCCGCTTTCATCGTTGAATTTTGCTAACTTATAGCCGGTATAATCTTCCGGCGCCTGTCCTACAAAGGTTTTTTCATCCTTTGCCATTACGTTGCACATACGTGCGAAGGTTGCATTGTTCTTGCTCTCGCCTACCCATGCGTAGCACTTTGCCACGCTATCCCACAGGCCATAATACAGATGTTCCATTGTCTTTTCCTTTCTTTTACAGCCGGATGCCGCCGCGCATGGGCTTCTGGCTAAGGTTAATGCTTTTCGTTTTTCTTGCTGTTACGTTAAACATACGGCGGTCTTTTGCGCCGCTCATGAGTTTACGATGTCGTGCCATTGTTGTACTCCCTTCTCATCAGCTCTACTTCAATGCTGTTTGCAAAGCTTTTTATTTGCCAAATTTCTTCAATTAACTTTATTGCGTCTTCTTTTTTTCCGACTTTGCGTAGCATTTTGTAATTGCCTTCAATTTCTTTGTATTTTCGTGCGAGCAGTTCTTCTAGTGCGTCTGTGGGGGTGTCTCTTGCATTCCATGTTGTTCTTGTCATTTGCTTACTCCTTTTCGTTTTCGACGATTTCGTCGTGCAGTGCATGATAGATCTCATCGAGCTTTTCGAGGATTTCCATCATAATGTGGATTGCCTGTTTGACGTCTTTAATGGAAATCAGTGCCATTTTATACCCCCTTTCTGTATTTTTTCCCGGTTCGCACATCAAAATGCACCCAACTGTTATATACGATAATGCCGCATTCATCCGGTATGATTTCATTTAGTTTGTTGGCAACTTCTTTTGCACTCATGCCATCGACTCGGATATCTGCTGCCATACCGCGCATGTGGTAGCTGTATTTTGCTCCGTTGCATTTTTTGTTCCACTCTGGTGTTCTGTATCCGCTGGTGATGATCACCGGCTTTCCTAGTTTATGTCGGAGGATGTCTAGAACGGTGTATAAGTAGTCGTCTATGAATACTACCGGACTGCCGTCTTTGCAAGCAAATTCTTTTACTTTGAAGTGTCTTGCAAGTTGTACATTTCCATCTGTGTTCAGTATATAGCTTTTAAGCATTTTCGTCAACCTCCGTGAAGTATACCTCAACCGTTTCGATTCTTTTTAGTGAATACAATCCCGGGTTTTCTTTTGCATATGCCTTTGCACGCTTTTTCGCGTCCCTTGGCTCTTCTGTCATTCTTAGCACGATTGTTGTGGTTGCATCGCTGTTTAATTCTCTAAGTTCGTAGTTGTGTTTCATTTTAATTGCCCCCTTTTTTTCTGATTTCATTATATCATATGTCAATAGGGATTTCAATGATTTTGCTGTTTTGTAATATATTTGTAACTTTCTCTTGTAACCTGGTTTTGCTCCTTTGTTTTGAAAGCGCTTTAGCGCTCTGCCGTGCGGAGCGCACGCGGAGCTCGGCTAATTCTTTCATTGTTAGCGCTGTGCGCGTTTTCAACACTTTCAACACTTTCAACAGGTTTTCCACAAAATGTTGCACAACGATTTTAGTCATTTTGACGAACTTTCAACAATTCAACAAGTTTTCAACAAAACTTTCAACAGTGTTTTTTTCTTTTTATTTACGCTTTAGCGTTAAATTTTAGTACTTTTCAACTTTTCCACTACCTCTACTACTACTCCTACAACAAGTTAATATTATATCGCGCGTGCGCGCGTGCGCGCTATCGCGCGTGTGCGCACGTGCGAATTAGATTATTTGATTATTTGATAGACTGAATAGTCTGATACATGGAGTCTTTAGACGACAAAAGCCAAGTACCTTACTTGATAGGTACTTGGCTAGGTGACACCTTTAAAGCGTCCCCCTCTTCTTCATTTGCTTCTTTATCACTCTTTCTTTTGTCTTACATTGCTCTGCAAAGTCTGCATTTTCGTATTTAAGCCGGTTCTCTGCTATGGCTGCTGCTTGTCTGTTCTGTTTAATTCTCCACAATCTTTGTGGGTTTTCAGCTTCCATCATTTTTTCATAATAGCGCGGAATTTTTGCGCGTTTGCCGTTTGTGCATTGGATGTAGCCTTGTTTCCAGATTTCTTCTTTGTGTTCTTGGTAATAGTGATCTCCCAAGCCCGGCTTGAGGCTCATACATGCAAAAGGTTTTTGTTGTCCTAGTTCGTAGTATGCGTTTGATTTCTGGCCGTTAATTTCGTACATCTTTTTCGTGACGTATCCCGCAACATATCTATATGCCTCTGGTACTGCTTGTGCTATCTGTATTTGACCCATGCCCCATAGGTTTGCTAGCCATTTACTTGTAAAGTATCCGTTGTGTTGTATCTTATATAGGTGTTCTAGGTCTGTTGGTCTCCATCCATATAGAATCATATGGAAATGTGGCCTAGCTGTCTGCTCTCCGTATTCTCCCGCCACAAAATAGCGTAATTTGCCCCTGTAAGCCTTCCTGAGGCGTTTTAAGAACTTTTGAACGTCAGTATATAGCAAAGTTTGGACGCTTTCAGGGCGCTTCTCTCCCGGCTTCCAGACGTATTGTACTTTTCGCATGATTTCGCCTGTGTTTACTATCATGCCCGGCACGTGTTCATCGTCATAGGTTAATGTGATAAACCAAACTTCTTCTTTTGGATAGTCTCGTGCTTCTAATTCTATTCGTGTTGTCCAGTCCTCTCTTTGTCTGATTCTGCATCCGATGCACTGTCCGCATGGTATTAGCATGACATCTTTTCTAAACATCAAATCTTCATACTTTAGTTGTTTTCCCGCTAACTGAGAATAGCGGGAGAGTGAATACACCCTCCCGCTAATGTCTTTGTCGTTAGGGTTGTACAGCCTTATTAATGGCTTGTAGCAACTCACTTTTTGATATCACCTCCACCGCCGCCATGTTCTACTCCGCTTTTGCTCTTGTGCGTTTTGCTTTTTGTCTTTGTTGCTTTTTCTATTGCTTTTCCGGTATCGTTTCCGATGTTTGTTAAAACCTTCGCTAATCCGTAAGGTGTCATTTGCGTACTACTGAGCATCTGTTGCCAACTTTGCGATGCGTTGTACCAGTCGCTTTTACTCCAGCTATTGCTTTCGTATGCGTTCGGTACGAAGCCGCCGCTTCTACTTACTCCTAGTGCGCTACTGCTTGCCAGTCCCATGCTTGCGCCGCTGATTGTTCCTGCACTGCCGCCCGGTGTGCTTGCTCCACCGTTTGCAAATGCTAAAATTGGGTTAAGTCCCGCTTTTTTCATATCTTCAACGGCTCGTTGATATGCTGTATTGCTCATGTGCTCTTGCCATTCCCGGTTTGCTAGTGCTTCTGCGCTGTTGTAGTTCATTGCTACACTGTTTTCAATGTGGTTGTATACTCCTTGCATGATTGCTTGTAAGGTGTTGTAACCCATCTGTTTAAGCATGCTTTGACTGTTGTATTTACCTTGCATGGCAGCTTCTTGCCCTTGGTATGCGTATGCCTGTTTTAGCCAGTCGTTTACTTGTTGTACGTTTGTGCCCGAGTGACTTCCACTTTCTGAATGACCGCCGCCTTCGCTTGTACTGCCGCCGCTACTTTGGCTGTTGCCGGTTTGACCCCATCCGCCGAATATTCCGGCAATGTCTTTTGCCGCGCCGGCAATTGTTCCAACTGTATTCGCTACGTTTCCCGCTACGTTTAGTCCTGTTAACAGTCCTGATAATATACTCATTTAAAAATTGCCCGGATTTCTCCGGGCTTCCTCCTTTCTTATAGTTTGTACAAGCCCGGCACGCTGTACAGTGGCATCCGTCTTGTGGTTTTGTTTGCTACACGGATTGCTCCGAAAAATTGGGGCTCATCTTGGACTATCAACGTCCTTGCGATTTCTGTTTTTCCTTCTGCCATCCATTCTTGCGACAGCGTTGGTACGGTTTCATAGCTGTCAGCATAATGCCAGAAGTCCAGTGTTCCGGTTGCGTTGCTTCGCATTTTACCGGACACCCGGTTAGGCTTCATACGATAGTCTGCCCAAGCTTCCTGATATCCGAAGGTTTCTTCATCGCTTGCATCGCCGGTTAACATGATTTCTTTTTTCTTTACCGGCTGCTCACCTAAGTTTGCGAACTGTGGCACATAGTAGTCAAGTCTGTCATTTCGACTCCAGAAACGTTCCAAGCCTTGCTGATAACTGCGATTGTGTCGTACACAACACACTCCGATTACGAATCCGTGTTCCTCGAAAGATTTTGTGAAGCTGCTTTCGTTGATTGGTGTTACTGACATTGCACCGGTTTCACCAATTGGCGTGTCATTGTTGGTCTGCTGTCCGCTGGTTTGCACGATCTGGTTAATGTTTACATGGTATCTACCACCGCCAAGGTATTCCGGCACCTGTACGGTTTTATCACTGATAACCACGTTCCACAGTGCCTTTACCTGTTCACGGTAACGGCTGCCACCTCTTGCAAGTGCTTCGTAGTACTGCTGTACTGCTACGGCTTTTCTCAAGTCGTTGATTGTTGTTGCGGTTATACTGCTTAGGTCTGCTCCTAAGTATCCATCCCTTCTTTCTGTTCCTTTGCCCGTTGTTGCTCCGACTACTAGTGCCGGGTGGCCTTCGTTGTAGTATGTTGGATAGTTTCCGATTTTTGGTTCTGCGCTGTTGGTCCCGGTTGCGGTACTGTTCAGAAAGATTTCGTCTTCTGTTCCTAGTTTGCTGGTTAAGCTTTGGTTACTGAAGAGGCTTACAGCTGCGTTCCCATTTAGTGGAAC